ATGAGTATATAGCATCTTTTGAGAGTTCGCAGGATGCTTTCATTTCTGAAATTGAGGAATTGGAAGACAAGGGGCTTTCCATTGAGGAGATCCTGGCGATATTAGCAGCAACGAACATGGCAGCATACATCGTTGAGGACCTTGGCATGTTTTCAGCAGTTTCATCCATTGATGCAGAGCTTTTGGCTATTTTAGATGACCTTCCATTCTTTGGAACAGTCACAGAGACTCAACTTACAGCATTCAGGAATATGGTCAGCAGTTCTGTGATGCAGTTCACAGAGTCGCTGGGTGGGGATATGAGAAATGTAATGATGCAGGGAATTACAAACGGACTACCAAAAGATGAGATCCGTGATATGATGAGAAGGTCTGTAAAAGGCAGACATGTAGAAAATATTATCAATGATGCACTTAGGACTTTTGAACAGTCTGTGATAGCAGAGATGGCTCGTGATCTTCCGGTTAATACTCTTTTTTCCTATGTTGGTCCTTTAGATGAGAAAACACGACCTCTCTGCCGTCACATTCTTGCAAGCTCACCATTAACTCGGCAGCAGATAGACTCACGCTTTCCTGGAGCATTCCTCGATCGCGGAGGATATAACTGCCGACATATGTGGCTTCCAAACGAACCAGTAGACAAAAAGCAGCGTGCATCAGCCAGAGAATCAGTCGCAGGAGCGACACGCCCAAAGACATTGAAGGAATACTATGCGAGTTCCTGATTTTAGGAAGATCGTGAAGTTCAAGAGGGGGTTTTGGGAGAAGTTGGGGAAAAAGACAATGACTCAACATAGAACTCATGTCCAGGTAGAAGGCAGGGGCAGTGAGGGTAAAACAATAGGTAAGAAACTCGCAAAATACACTCCAGCATATGCAAGAAGAAAACGAGCAGGCACTGCTGCTCCAAATCAGAGATCAAGAGTTGTAGATAAGGCGAATCTGACCTTAACAGGCAAGATGATGGATAGTTTCAAATTTATACGATCCTTTAACACAGGATTTATTTATGGTATTACTGATTCACAACAAGCAGAGAAACTCAGACAGAATCAAAAGAAAAGAATTATTTCATCCAGTGAAGATCCACTGCCTATCAATCTCCAGAAGAAGGTTGTAAAGGCTATGGCAAGTGAGATCGTGAACAATATTGAAAAGACATTGAACGTAGGCGTACAGAGGATAAACGTCTGATGTCGTCCACCAAAGTATTAGTGACAAACGAATATCCTGCTGCACAATACAATCCATTTTCAGATGAAACATGGCTTGGCAGGGCGAAAAGATTCGCCATTGTGATGCAGGAACACACTCAAACAAGAGGAAAAAATGACAGAAACAACAGTCGAACCAGACGTAAAACAGAGTCCCGCTGAGACAACCAGCGAAGAAAAGACATCTCAAGTTCCGTATGCACGATTCAAGGAGCTTGTAGACGAAAAAAACACATTCAAAACGCAGTTGGAAGACCTCCAGACCTCCATCAAAACGCAAACCGAAGAGCGGAAGCTCAAAGACTTGGAAGCGAAAGGAGAGTACGAGACGATACTGACTGACATGAAATCAAAGCTGGCAACAGCGGAGACTAAGGCGAATGCGTTTGACACATACCAGGAATCTCGGCGAGAGTCGTTACTATCGAAACTTCCTGAAGACGATCGTGCAATTTACGATGGGCTTTCACTTGAAAAATTGGAAGTTCATGTTGACAAATTTAATTCAAAACCTAATCCGGCTGCTGTGGATAATTCCAAGCCTTCTGAGATGGGTGGATATAGCTCCAATCTGGAGTACGCCATCCGTGATCCTGAAGGATATGAGACATCCAAGAAAGGTACTGGCACTCTGAGTAAGTTCGGAAACATTTTCAATCCAAGTGGCGACAGTTAACGGCAAAAAGGATAAGGTCTTTGGGATTGACCATGATCCCAATGATCGCCTTAAAATGACAACAGACAGAGATGGATATCCTATTGCAACTCGTGATGGGAAGAATATCACTGCTATTGATTTCGTTGATGCTACACAAGAAAATGTGGACCGATTAAGCAAAGGAAAAAAGCCAAGCAGTATGAGACTTTTCTCAGGGTTTGGAGAAGGGACTTTGAAAAAACCTTATAAATAAAGGAAGTAAATAATGGCTGTAACACAAAAATCATCGTTTGCCAATTATTCCGTCTCAGCGTCTGACCAGATTCTGCCTGATGTAGTAATGGCATTTTCAAAAGCCAATGTCATGGCTCCACTCGTACAAACTGCTGTTGCGCCGAAAGGTGCTGCTTCAGTCACATTTGTGGACATGACGGCAAAAGCATCTTCGGATGTAACTGACTTATCAGAAGGAAGTGAAAGATCTTCCATTGCAGTAGCAACAGGTGCGCACGAATGTATTATCTTAAATCAAGTAGTACGTTCTGATATTACTGATCTTGCTGCGCTGTCCGCTCCATATGATCT